GATTGAGCAAGCCAAAACTACGTAATATAAGCGGTGTAAGCACCTCACTTTCAAACCTAGCGACTGTAGGCCCAAGTAGATTTTGAATTTGTTCTCGTACTGTAGCAACTTCTTCAGCAGTCATGTTGAGCTTTTCAGGTAGCACCAATTGATCTGCTAAGAAAATGCCACGTATAGACTTCTTTAGTTCATTAGCTTTCAAGGATGACAAATCAATGCGCCCTTCAAAACGTAAGAACTTGAAACGCTCCGGTTCTCTGGAGTAGTTAATTGCTGAAGGAGTCATACGAAAGGTACCAATGATACCTTGATCCGGTGCAATCAACGGTGGGTGAACAGCCATAGCCAGCCCTTTAAGTTCGAGTTCTCGAATCTTATTGAGTGTCTTTATATCTGGCATGGCGATATCGGCAGGACTTCTGCCCCATAGTTCGCCTGATGCCTTTTCAAATCGACCGATCACATACGGTAGCTCATCAAAACCACTGGTTCTGACAACAGTTTTAGAATCATAATGTATATCTAAGGCTGCATATTTCTTGTCTTTAGAGTCTACGGAGTTTGCCCTGTAATCCTCACTAGGCAAAACAACCCGCACAAACGTAAATTTAGAGTCAGGGGATTCTTTCACTGCTTTCTTAATTGAGTCAGGCAATCTTTTGCTACCAAACATCTGTTTAGCTTGCCTTGCAGTAAAGATGTACTCCCAGAATACAGTATCCGGCTTACCACGTTTATCCTCTGAAAAAACAAACTGGCCTGTCGGTATAGAAGTAAAAGCTAACCCACCAAAATTTTTCTCTGGAGCATCATTCTCTTCAAGCAATAAATTAATTGTACCAAAAGAGGTAAAGTCTAAAAACGACTCCCCTATAGCAGTGTAGAAATTACTTTCGTGCATACTGTAGAACATACTTTCAGTCACATCATGGAACCAGCGTTTTACACTTGGCTCACGATTCAATGCGTAGAGTTCATGTCCTGAAGGAATAGACAAACCAAACCATACTGTAGACTGAGGCACTAATGCTTGCTGCATGGACATAGCCATAATACGACTTGCTTCTGGTGCAGAAGAATCGAACATTTTATTAGTATGTCGTTCTCCACTAATATGATGCGAACTGTCAATTTGTTGCTTGCGTGGCCTAATGTAGTCACGGACATCACGGAAAAAAGGCTCCCAAAGAATACGGTCATTCTTTAGTATCTCATACCGCTTCATTAAATCATTGGCTACAGACATACTATGCTCCTAACAATGTTTTTTGATCCTTAGCACCACTACCTAGCAAGCCCGAAGCATCAGCAGACCGATCAGCAGTCTTACCGAATTTAATACGTCCCGGTTTAATAGAGGCTTCGCTAGTACGCCTGTCAAAAAATTGGTCAGGATTAGCTTTCAGCGTCTTAGCGGTAATACTTTTATCTGACTGGTAGTTGTCTAAAATTTTATTTGGTGTAGCTCCGGGGCTAACGCCAGTAAAGTAACGCCCTGTAGCAGACTGATGCTTAGATTCCTCTGGGTTGTCATACATATAATCAATGAAATCACTTACTCCTTGCACACGATATTTCTCATCTTGAATGCCTTGTAGACGTTGCCGTTCCGCTTCTTGCTGTGCAGCTACAGCAGCATAGTCAATCTGTGGTGCCCTACGCCCTTTACAATCTGCAAATCGAAAAATCTTGCCTAGGATATGCTCTAGTTCGTAGTTATCATTTTTCTTCATACCTACTCCTTTATGAGCTTAGTAGCCCTTTAGTCGAGCTTGTTCCAATTTTTTTAGGGGTCACAAACAAATTAGGTTTAAATATTTCTTCGTCCTCTACAGTACCCACACCTAAAGCACCACCAATATTGGTAATGTTAGACTCCCTCGTATCCGTAGTAGCTAGGCGTTGAAATTTTCTACGCTTTTCTTCATCTAGTTTAGCTTGAGCGACCTGCGGTATTTCAGGCAAGGAAGCTTTATCAGGCAAATACTCCGCTTCTTTAGGCGGTGCCTGTATTACTGGTGCTGGCATTGCTGGCATTGCTCCCTTACCACCCATACTTTATCTCCTACTCAAATACATCGTAATCTGCTACTGCGCTGTCTTGCATTACAGTAACATTTAAATAACCCGCTTCAAAGCCTAAAGCACAAGTAGCTAACGCATCAAAACCATGCGATGCCCAGTTATGTAATGGTCGATTCTTATAACAACCGTTCTTATCATCCCATTCCTTACGGTAATTCTTTAAACAAGTCAAGCCCCGCCCACATTTAGTCTCATCAAAGTAGTACTGTGGGAATAATGAACGAACACTTTCAATTTTGTCCATTACATCATTAGGTCTTGGTACTGTTTCAAAGATTAAGCCTTGTTCTCTAGCAAATTCTTTACGGGTTTTACCAATAGTGAAGTCTCTTACCTCAATATCATGTGGTGCGAGGTGCTTGCCATATCTATAATCCCTCTGCTTGAGTAAATTAATGTAGTGGGTCAAGCCCTCATCTGAGTTCTCGTAGTAATCAATAAACCTTACACAATCTTGGTGGATTTGAAAGAACCAGATACAAGTTGTATCGTTAATACCCAAATCCCAAGCCGTATGCACAGGTAGTCTACGAATATACGGTATGTCATCAATTCTTTGGTCTACATAAGCAGACTGAATGTGCCTAGAAAGGTAAGCCCCTTCAATGCTCTGCTCAAAAGCTTCCTTAGCAGTAGTAGGGTACTCACGTTTTACATCATCCCCTAACTCTGACAACTTTTTAGAGTACCAAGATTTTTGAGCTTTGGTAAATGTCTCGTCTAAGTCTAGGCTTTGCTTTTCAAAATACGTTTCCACATCTGGTGGAACTGGTGCAGTAGTTTCTAACTTGTAAGCCTTCTCTTTATACCACGGGAAAAAGAAGAACCTATAGTCCATAGTAGTTAATTCTTTGCGGGCTAGGTTATCAAGCTCTGCATCACGACACTTAGTAAAGAAGTCACCTTCATTACCCATAGCCGTAGACTCCATTGCTAACAAAGCATCTCTAGGCAAAGTTTCAATACTACCAGTACGTACTTCTCTAGCTTTTTCAGGTTCTTTCGCACATATCTTACCGTACTCAGTAATGAGTAGTTGGCTTAACGTGCCAGAACGCATAGAAGTAGATACACGAAAGGCCGATCCATTGCTAAAGATCAGCCTCTTACCTTGGTCGCTCTCTAGGCGTACCGTATCTTTAATTAGAGTACGTAATGCCGGGATATCACGGGCTATATTATCCCATACATCCTTAACTTTAGTTCTAAAGATTTCTTCTGCGTTCTCTCTAGTATCAGCGATGATACCAGCTTCACGATTAGCGTTAAAGAGGCAGTCATCAAGAAATAACACAGCAAAAAAGGTCGTAACCCCAAGCTGTCTAGCTTTCAAGACAATTAACCTGTTCCATATATTATCGTACAATTCCTTTTGCGCCCAGTTGAGGCGAAAGGGTATTAGATTACTGCCCTCTTTAGGGCGTATATGGTACAGATTGTTTAACCGCCATGTCCTACTCTTAATTAGTTGTACTAGGTTCTTCGGGGTCTTTGGTTCCACTAATATTCCTAGGTTTGTAGGAGAAGCCCTCCGCTTTATCCTGTATCTGCATCATAGCTTCTGCAATTGGGTTCAAATTAGTCGCCATACTGTGACTTTCTACCTGAATTTGTTTAACCTCTGGGTAGACTAGCCTCATCATCTTAGTCACCAAGTCTGCCTTTACTTTAATCGGAGTCTCTTCATCCCTAAACAATGAAACTGCTTCGGTAAGGGGGTCGAAGTTTAATTTATTTAACACTTCCGACACTAGGCGGTTCTTGTTTATGGCGTTCTTAGGTCTACCGGGGCCACCTACCCCGCCCTTCATAAATCTAGTTGTTTTATTTTCTATTTCCATCCCACATTTTCCAATCTATATTATCTGTACGGTACAATGAAGGTAAACTTGATACTACAAACTGCATACCATGCTCAACTAAGATCACCTCCTCCCCAACCTGTCTATAAGGTGCGCATTCACGCATTGGGTTCTGAGTTAGTATAGGATAAGCTAAATATAACATTCCGTCATCTGTTTCTACCGTTACTACAATACCTAGTGCAAAATCTAAGTCCCAATTCGTCATATAGATAAAGCTAGGTTCCTCTAGCACCGCTTTTAATGTCTGCCCGGAAGAAGGAGGAGGACTTGTAAGCAAACACGATACTAGAAGAACCCGGATTACCCACTTCATTCTTTTTTACGGTCAGTACCCATCTTCCATGTTGCAGCACCACCGATACCCATCATACCCCAAACCTCAGCAGAGAAAGAATGATACCCTAACCCCTGACAAGCCATCATCAACATACTCATACCCAGCAGGATATATGTTTTTTGACCGGGGAACATACTGTCTACCAGACCAATTGCTGTCTTAATCATTATACTACTCCTTTAGTTCGGTGCATGACATTCTTGCAACCGTTTTACCATATCGTTTTCAAATTGCAAGCGTTCCTCTACCCATGATTCGGACACAGCATACCATCCATCCTCAAGTACTCGCATTTCACCGCTTTTCAGAAGAACTACCTTGCTTTCGCAACTTGCTAAAAAGAGCAGTAATCCTACTAGGGTCACGATTGCCCAAAGACTCTTTAATCTCTTCTTGGTTCTTCTTCCATTCAGTGTCAAACTTACCAAGTGCCCTTCTTCTGAGGACATCTCTTGCGAGTCCGAAGACTTCTGCAATGGCTCTAAACATACTGGCTCCACTTTATAAGGACAATCACTCTTCAGTAGCTTCTGGCTTGTCTTTCTTGCCGATGTAAACGATGTAATCAGGCTCATTATCCTTCTCCTTAAAGGTGTTAGCCATAACCAATAGTTTTGTACCATACGTAAACCCACCACTAAAGTAATCGTTACCGTTTTTATCCTTGTTCTTCCATAGTCCACCAATCTTAATCAAGTCGCTCATTAAACACTCCTCGTTTTATTTCGATGCTTTTTTTAGGACGGCCTACTGGTCGTTTAGCAGGGGGCATCTCCTCTGCAAACTCCGGTTTGTCATTATGTAGGTCGTTAAATTCAGGCAGATTTGCCTCGTTCCACTTCAACATCATTAGATTAGCCAATGCGTGTCCTATATGATCCTCACCTACACTACCTTCTTTTAGGAACTCCACAATATGACGTAAAGCGTGGTTTACTAAAACTGAGTTCTTTAACCCCTTCTTCCAATTGTGATCTCCATGCGTTACAGAGCCTTCATACATTGCCCTAGCTACTGCTTCTATACCCTCAGCAGGTACTAGGTCGTAGCGAGTCTCATCCGCATCTGCACTCCTCGTAGCCCCTGTCTCATACGTAGTTAAACTAGACACATTACCCCCCTTCCATCATATTGATTATTATATATTTTTTATATATTGTTTATTAATCATTTATAGCCCCTTAGGGCGGTGGTAATGCTAAGGTTTATCTGTTTTGTTTTAATGTCTTTAATTATTTTTCAATTATATCATATTTTCAAGGCAAAGTCAACAGAAAGTTTTTAGCACCTTCTAACCTTTAATCA